AACTTACCTGGGCTATCCCGTAGTAAATGGAGATGAGAATGATCTGCGCTTCAAAGATCCTAAAGGTGTGATCGTTGGATTAGTTGAGAAAGGTCTTGCTAAAAAAGACGAAACGGGCTTTGTTGTAGAACCAAAATGAGCATAGAATTTATCATTACTTTTTGCCTATGCTTAGTCTGCCTAATAACTTACAGAACAAGATGAAATCAAAAGATTACCACGCCCTCAAAGATGAGTTCCTCCACAAAGCGGTTGAAAATAAAGAAATAATCAAGCAATCCTCACAAGGAAACTTTGGGATGGCATGGTTCCATGACAGAATCGACAGAAAGAAAAAAATACAACAAGCAAGAGATGAACGAACCAAAAACAGTTAAATTGACAGGAGTATTCCCTAAAACATTTAGAGCAACTAAGTGTGAGACGGGGAGAGCAGATTGTTGCTTTGAATATACTGACGAAAAGAAAAAAGTTTTTTTTGAAGTGAGCTTGCATGGAGCGATTGAGTTACATGAACATTTCACAGAGCTAGGGTATACAGAATTGGCCCCAAAAGTAGAATTCCCAACTTGGCACCCTAATTATGAAAAAAACATATAGAGTCCCATGCTCATGGGAGGTTTATGGTACAACAGTGGTAGAAGCAGAATCTTGGGAGGAAGCAATCAGTAAATCAGAAGATGCTCCATTACCTTCAGATGGCAGTTATATAGAGGGTTCTTTCAGAATAGATGAGGAACTGGTTGAATATGAAAAAGAATTAAAATCATGATTGAAAAATTGATCCACATGAATGGATCGGATGAGAACAGTCTACGCAGACAATACAATGATTTGTTTGAAGCTGTAAGCGAAGCTCAAGTAAAACTCCTCTACGATGTTGATTTTCATAAAAGGGATTACTACCCTCTGGGAGAGTTAGTCTGGTCAGAGGCTAACTTAGAAAGAGAAGAGATCAAGGAAGCCATGAACAAGGTTTACCAATATGCTCGGCAGCATATGCATTACCTCGACTATGGAAAGGAGCCGTTGCCAGATGAGGATTAAATAAAAACCCCCGTAACTCGTTGACTATCAGCGGGTTACAGGGCGGGGGCGGCAGCTGGCCCGTAACTCCTTACTAATCAGTGACTTACAGCGTTTTTTATCTGCGAGTATCTGACACAAAAAAAACCTGCGATTAGGCAGGAGGGTTATTTATTGGGGTTTATTTAGATCTGGGTTATTTGGGGTCTATATCACGACCTGCCTTATTTGTATCTCACGCTATAGTTCTACTCCCACCTTCGGTGGGAGTCAATTATTTAGAATGTTTCGGTTGACCTGTGTTTATTTGGGGCTTTTCTCTTGACCTGCGGCGCGGCGGCTAATCGCCTATTTGTTTATTTGCGGCTTGAATCACGACCTAGCTTTTCTTTTATTTATTTGTTTTTATTGGCGGGGCTAACCGTCGCTCCAATAATCGTCGATCTCCTCATCACGATGACTGGTCCTACCACCGTTCTTAAGCGCATTATAAAGCAACCATAAGTATTTTAAATGATTAAAAAATGTATTTAAATAATTAAAAAGGCGTAGGAGCTGGTAATTTCCTCAAATCTAAGTTTTCCTGATACCTACAATGATTTCTTTTATATTATCCCCTATGGTAATCTATATATAGTATGTATACAAACGTAGGGTGATGGGTAGTGTTAAGTAATTACAAATGATTAGTTAAATAAATCGTAATGGGAGGGTGGATCGTTCTGATCGCTAGGTTTGTTGTGAACTATACGTTGATTTATCTGGCGTAGTAGTTCCCTAGCTTGTGGTTCTCTGTCTTGCAAGAGGGTTTCGATCTCGGAGACGAGGTCTAATATATCAAACAATAAGTTTTGATTATCTGAGTTCATAGGTTTAGTAATCGTAGTCTACTGATCCTTCTCCATAGCCAGTATGTTCCCCTAACTCTTTGAATGTAAAACAGTCATCGTATGCCCCTCCTAAGCCTAAGCCGTAACTCTTGGTTCCCTGCTTTAACTCTTCAATAATCTTACTGTAAGCTTCTTCTATAGAGTCAGCGTCCACTATCTTGTTAAAAGAAACTTTAATCTTCATTGATTAGGATCTTAATGGCTCCCCGAAATCCCTTGAGAGTAACAACATCTCCTGCTTGGGTGTGATGCTTTAACTTGGTAATAGATATTCTTTTATCTCCCCTAGTCTTAGCCTTATAGAATGTAACTTTTGCTTCGGTTCCATCAGGATACTTGCCCGAAACTAAATGCTTTTGTCCACATTCTGCCTCTGAATAATCAAAAGAGAACTTCTTGGCTAACTCACAAACTGATTTGTTTGCGTCGATAATACTCTTATTGAGCATTGTTTCTGTTATGTTTATCTGTGCTTTCATAATATACTAATTAATTTCGTGTTGGTATGTGATTGCTTTAATCTCTAGGCCATCTAACTCTTGGCCAATCAAATCTTTATCTTCTTTTAACTCCCCCATTTCAAAGTATCTAGCTATGGTCCCATCTAATGTAGCTAGATCGAAGTCATCGGGATCTTCTGGGTCGAAGTGTTTAATGTCCTCTGAAAACTGATCATCTCCAAGCCAGCAGACAGTCTTAGTCTGATCGACCTCATCTCTTACTATCAATATCTTACTCTTCATTGTGTTTGAATAAACTTTTTATATTCTTTCTTTACTATAGGCATAACCATATGCTCGACAAGTCTAACCAATGCCTCCTCTGTATTGTCATCATCGAGGATGTGGGATACTCCGCTGATACTGAGGGCTGCGTGGTGAACTTCATGAATCAAAGTATCCAACTGCTCCTCCTCTGTCAACCCCTTCCTGATGTAAATAATCTTCTCATCGAAGTGCATCGAACCATAGTCTTCAGTGTCTTTTAAAATGATTTTAAACTCCATGCCCCCAACCAAGATCTTGGAAGGGAGCTTATATATTCTTTTTCTCTTTGCCATTAACCTATTCTTTCTAATGCTTTTACACCTTTACCAGTGATCTCTCTCTTACCATCGATCTTCATGAATCCATTCTTGAGTAGGTGGATCTCTGCATCTTTCTGCAAAGCAGTCCTTGACATCCCAGTAACAGCGCAGAGCATTTGTAAGGTGCAAGCCCCTCGATCTTTAAGAATTCTCATAACCTGGAGTTCGGTAGCATTGATACCAAATGGCATGATACCCAGTAGACCACATAACTTACTCCAATCCTTTTTATTGAATGAGGCTTTGTTGTGGACTTCTGCATATGCCTTGATCTCCAAAGCTCTTTTAACTGCAGATCTAGCATTACCCCTCACAGTCTGAGAGACCTTATTGATTAAACCTTTTTCGAATGATAACCAATCAAGTTTCTTTTGGATGATAGCACCAAGCTCGACGCCATCATACGGTTCGAAGTCTAGCTGGGTGAGACGATCTTTAAAAGGAGGAAACAATTTATCCAATTCAGTAGTAGCAAATAAGAATGTCTGCTTAGAGAAATCAAACAAAAAGCTAGATTCCCCAAATTCAAACCTCTTAGTCTTAGCATCCTCGACATTGAAGATAGTAAGAAAAGCATTTTCTAAATCTTTAGGTAGGGCATGAGCCTCATCCAAAAGAACTGTTATCTCTCTGTCTAGGATAGCAGGGATAAAAACCTGATCGAAGAACTGCTCAGCATTCCTGATCGTGGAACAATTAATCTCTATACATGGCTTACCCAGAGACTTCGCAAATGATTTCGCAAATTCTGTCTTACCAAGCCCCTTCGCACCATTGAACAAAAGAAAAGGGAGAGTTCCTGTAGCTTTCTGGGCCTGAGTATAAAACTCTAAACGAGTTTTGATTGTCTCCTGACCGATTAAACCTTCGAACATTTCACTTTTAGTCATAAGATCAGTCGTTGAAGGTGTTAATGGAGAACTGAATCTTCTCTTCAGGCTCCTTGGGAGGCTTAGCTGCCTCATCGATGGGGTATTCAAACATATCAAGCTCCTCTAATTGGTCGAGATGCTTCTTAGATACCATGATATTGGCATTTTTGCCTAACTGACTAACCAAATGCTTTAGATTCATCTTTACAAATGATGATGAGCCTTTGGGTCGTCCTCTTCTCTTGGGTGTTTCGTTCATACGCAAGCATTCTATAGGATATCGAACCCCATGCAAGCCTTTTTTATGTTTTTTTTGAATTTAAATTATTACCAATGCCTGATCGTATTCGCGATTATAAAACCGCAGGTTGTAATATGCAGCAGCCACCAGAATGTTCTGATGATAGCCGCAAAATCTGATTCATGTTTTTCTGTAGATATCTTTTCGCCCATCGTTTTGCACCACAATCTCCAAATTCTTTTCATGTTTTTACTAATTATAAAGAAAAAATAAACTTTTTATTAAATTAAAAATCTTTTTAAAACTTTTTTATTATTTTTTATTAATTTAAAATATTGCAGATGCCTTATTTGGCTAAATATCACTCGATCTGGGGGTTTTTAGGTATTTCAAAGCCTTCTCTACTCCAGCTATATCATCACCAAGTAAACCTATAGCTAAATTACAATGGTCACACACCCAACCTCTGAAAGAAT